CCACGCCGACCACGACTGTGAACCAGTTGTTTTGAATAAACGCCTTGACCGGATTGACCTTGGATTTGACCTTGCCGTCCGGGCCAACTTCAAGGCCCTGCTCTGCCAGCACCTGCTTGCGTATGTCTTCACGCTCGGCGCGGTCTTCCTTGATCGCCTTGCGGATCATAATAGCGATCTCGGGTTTCTCGTGTGACCACCAGTTTGTGAGGCTCTGATTGGTCTTTTCCAGACGCTCGCCTTCAAGGTGTACCGAATATTCCTTGAGCCGGTTTTCCAGCCGCAACAGGTCTTCCTTATCAACCTTCCGTGTAATCTCGCTTTTCAGCCAGCCATTCTGCTCAAGTGCCTTTGCAACGTCCCCGTAGGGGTAGCCCCCATCAGCCATACCTACACCCCATCAAATGCGTGCTTATTCAAAAACTGCAATTCAGAAGAAAGGCGTTCATGCTTGCGGATCTCGTCAGGAGTTGCCTCGCCCCTATGGATTTGATGCCCTATTTTGAGCCACAATTCGCGCAGAGCCTTGGCCTGCTCCGCGAGCGGTCGGTCTGCCTGAAACAGATCGGCTATAGCGGCAGGCGGTTCAACGTGCGCCTCTGGCCGCTCTTGCAGCTTCGTCTGCACTGCTTCCAGCTCGGCAAGCATCTTCTCGGCTGGGTTGTCGCGGTAAACGATCTTTTCGACTTCAACGATTCTTTCAACCTCAACAGGCACTTCAACCACCTTTTCTATGATTTCAGGCTCTGGCTGGATTGTGACAGTCTCGCCAGCAGGAAGCGCGGTATGTTCGAATTGCTCGACGAAAGAGCCGTCTGGGCGTGTGACTGTAACTTCGTATTCTTCGCCAAGCGGCAGATACGCCACGGCTCGGCCAACACCATTTGCGGGCAGGGGATTGCGCCCGGGAATACGCATAGCCTTGTCGGTGAAGATCTGACCCGGTGCGCGGCCCTGGCGAAAGTGGATCAAGGCACCAGAAATGACGCCCCGATCATCAATTCCCTGATAGCGGAATAGTACGGATTGAGACACGATAGCGCCTCCTTTTATTGTGTTTGGAATGCGTTCTGAATCTCAGGTTTCCGGCTCGGCGTAGGGGGCAAGCCGTTGCTTCGGCGATAATCCCCCTCGATTGCCTCGACTAATTCCGCCGCGTTCAGCTTCTTGCTCGGCGCGTAATTCTTGTGCCGCTTGTAATTCTCGATTGCCATATACAGGGCACCAGCACCGCCTACTGCTGTGATACCAATAAGCCCGGCACCACCATCACCAACAGGCGCTTGGTTGCCACGACTAAATGCGGGGCCTACTTGCCTGTCCGTCAAGACGTTGACAGCATCGTCGCCCAGAAGCTCCAGAACGCGCTCAACCTGCTGCGGGTCATCTCCTGCGCGGATTAGATCATCACGCAGCTGACCGCGCGCCTGCGCTCCTGTCACCTTAGACGGGTCAGAAGGCACTGGGCCTCGAATAGGTGTGGTTGCGTCAATCACTTCCCGCATTGCCGGGTCAAAGGCATTTCTGGGCTGCGGCGTGTTCGGCCCGCCATCAATGACACGAAGGTTATTGCGGATCTCGTTGCTTGTATTGCGCCGCCGCGCTCCGCCGCCCATGCCGTTGGGCGATGCACCCCCGTCAAGCAGATTTCGCGTTGCGGGCGAAGTGATAGCGTCATCTATGCGAGGGGCAACCTTAGCGCCGCCTGCCACCAATGCGGCACCGCCTGCAGCTTGCAGGTAGCGCTCCTGCATCGAGACTTCACCGTCTCCGTCAAGGTCTTGCGCCATCGCGCCGCCTGCCATGCCGCCGACAACGCCGCCTGTAACAGGTTTGAAAGCGTTCTCTACCGGCGCGGCCTGCGAGGGACCGGGAGAAGCGGCTGAAAATGCGTTGGCTGGCTGATTGGGGGCAGATCCGCCAGGAGGACTGCTAGGCGTTGAATCAATACCCAAAGCGCGACGCATCGCCGGATTATTGGCGTCCTGTGTCAGAAATTCTGCAAATCGGCGCTGAACATTTGGATTGTTGCCGATGGTCTGCCGTATTTTGTCCTGCGCCCTACCAATGAGCCCTTTCGGGTCAGCAATCTCCGCAGCAGCTGCGCGAGCGCCACCCGTAGCCATTCTGACCGCCTCGCCTGCGTTTATGCGGCGGCCAGTCGGAGAGCCCCCGAGAGCTTGATTGGCGTTCATCTGCTGCCGATACTCACGCTGCATCAGGCTCAAAAACTCATCCGCCTGCTCTTGTGGCAGAAAGTCCCGTAATGCGCGCTCGCTATTGGGACTCAAAAAGCCTCGCTTTGCGCTGTTAGCGGTGCCGGTCTCAACAACCGTCCCGACTGAACTCATAGCTTTTTCAAACAGACCTATTGAAAACGCAGTTTTCTCAGCTTCGCTAAACCCATCATATTGCCGCCTAATCTCGCGCAATGACTCACCCGTCTTCACCTGTCCGCTATTGTTAAATAGGCTTTCACCAAGCAATAGCGCATTCTTCTGAGACTCTGCACCAGACCAAACCTGCCGGGCCTCCCGATATGTGCCGTTCATATCGTCAGCGATTTCGAGCATTGAGTTTTTCGCGTTAATCAACGCCCGCGCTTTCTGGTCATCGCCAGCGCGCAAAAGCTTTCCAATCTCTGAGTCCAAGCCCTTTTTGATCCAATCAATTTGCTCAAACGGGTTCAATTGATTAAATTTTGCATCCGGGTTGCGCTTCTCAATTTTTAGAAGATCCTCCCCCGCAGCAATACCTAGCTTGAAATCGTCAAGGCGCAGAAGGCTTGTCAGCTCCCTGAATCGGGGATGGTTTGGGTCAACCTGCTTGTCAGAGGAAAATGCTTCCCTATAGAGGGGCGAAGCCTCTTCCTCTTTGATCTGCGCAAGATTTGCTAGGCTTGACTCTATGTCTTGCCCATCGACGAGCCCGGCGACAGCGCTATTTATGCGCTTATATTGACCCTCCCCACGATTGCGCAGAGAGCTGACAACTATGTCCGCCCCTTCCATGCCAGGAAGCGCAGAACCTTCCATGCTGGTGACTCCACCCGGCACTAGGTCGCCGAGCATATCTTCCATTTCAGCCTTGCCGAGGGCTTCCGTCAGGCGCTGCTTTGCAACTACTCTGTCAATCTTCTCACCACCGACAGCCGATGCGCGCTGCACTTCACCAATTGCGCGATCAACTAGCTTTATGGTGCCAGCATCGGTCCCGCGACCAAACAAATAACTTGCAGCAGCTCTCGCCTCTGCGGACCCTAGGATTCGACGCCCGCCAAACTCCAAGCCCCGGCCACCAAGCACAAATCCACCGCCCAATACCGCGCTCGTGGCGCCAGTTTTTGCGGTATTAAACAGGCGATCAGGACTTAGTGCGCCGCCTTCGCCACTGCCGTGACCGTATACCGCGCCGAATGCACCCCCGCGAGTGGAGCCACTAAGAATTTTTTGCCCTGTGTTGGCACCCCTTATGCCTTGCCCCGGCACCAGCAATGAATGCGCACCGCCCGCAAATGTCGAAGCAGGGTGGTGTTCCCATGCCGCTTCTATATTTGATCGCGCTCGGTTTTTGGCCTCTGGGCCGAAGGCAACGCCAGCAAGCTCATCAGAATAACTGAAACTCGGCAGATCTAGCGAGCCAATAGACGCCGCACCCACGCGCTCGAATACTTCACCGCCACCACTATCGACTCTATCGCTAAACGTAGCAGCAGGGGCGGCCAGAACAGGCCCAGGACCGCCAACACCCCAAGCGTCAAGCGTGGACGCTCCGACACGGGCAAGACTTGCCCGCTCTTGTCTTTCTTGCTCACTGGCGTTTGCACCTTGTCCACCCCCCATTGAAACCTGTTGCGCGCCGGAAGCCTTCGCTTCAAGCTCTGCAAGTCTACGCTCTTTGCGAAGCCTTTCAAGCTCCTGCCTATCATTCGGCATTTTGAGAAGCCTTCCATTCGCGCAATGCTTCCAATTCAGCAGCTTCAGATTGAGTCAGGTTTTCCGCACCCACACTGCCCTCAAGAGCACTATAACGGCTCATTCTGTTGCCCATTTCAATGGCCACAGGATCGGAGCCCGCGCGCTGCGTAACATACTCGTAAGTCTCAAGTTCAATATCACCCTTGGCGTATGCGCGCTGGAGTGCCTCACCAGATCCAAAGCTAACGTCCAAAACATGCAGCTTGGTAAGTGCTGACTCGTACTGGTCGCCCTTGATAGCGCTCAACCATGCCTTCATCTCAGCATCTGAGTCCATTGCCCGTGCGGAAACATCCGACATGGAAATCATTTTCATAAGCATATTCATGGATATGCCTTCGATATTGTCTCGCGCTGTATCATTGTCAGCGTTCCCCACCTTGCCACCCAAGGCGTCCTGAAAGCGCCCGGGAGGGCTTTTGCTATACATCGCCGCGAAATTATCCCCAGCAGTGTTTTGCGTTGAGCGGATCGCCTTATTTTCATTAAGCGTTGCGTAGCTTCCAATCAGAGAATCGATCGTTGTCGGATCATTCCTTGAGGTTTTTCTGTCCGCATCCGCCTGCGCCTCGCGCTCGGCATCACTGCCTGGAATTGGAATATCTCTATAGGTATGGTTGTCTTCGTCCCAGACACGCTGAAAGCCAGCAGGCGGCTTATTGACAATTGGACGATTGCCCGGAGTCCCATCGCCCGTGTTCACGTTGACCAGGGGCCCGCTCGGAGCAGACACACGCTTCACAGCGCCAGTTGCCTCGTTCTTCTGGAAATAGCCCTCTTGGCCAGCAGGAGCGGGCACATCAATCCATTGCTCGGGCGCACTCCTCTCCGTCAACGCAGTTGCGCCGCCTTGCGTCTTGTTTGTCTGGAATAGCTGGCCATCAACGTTCATAAAGCCATACTCAGGCCCAGTCTCTTCAAACCCGCCTTGAATGCCCAGCATTCTAATTTGAGAATCTAGCTTCTCGTCTGATACGTCAGCAAGCTCTGTGGGTTCCGGCAATCCGAGACCTTGGCTAAGGCGCTGCGCCTCTGCGAATCGCTGCTGCAAATACACATCATCAGGCAAGTCACCCTGCTCAAGCGACTTTACCGCCTTGAATACATCGTGAATCTGACGGCGTTTCTCTTGCTCTGCCGCCTGCGTTTGCTGTGCCTGACCCGCAAGAATACCATCAGCAGCCCCGCCAAGCTCCATTGCACCGCGCCCATAGGCATAGTCACGCGCACCAGAATAGTCCTTGTCGCCGATCATCTGGCTAAAGGCGTTCTGTGTCTCGCGCTTGCGCTTCTGCTGGCCCATTTGATCGCCAGCCATAAAGGCGTTCATGGACTGCATGGGGCTGTAGAATTTCTGTTGCATCAGTTTGAAACCCACCCTGTACGGTTGCCGCCGTTCTGATTAAACGTGAAAGACTGATTGCTTCCACTTCCGCCAGATCCGCTAAAGTATCCAGCAGCCGTGCTTGCGGCGTCGCCAACACCTTGCAAACCAGCGTTGAAGGCATTTGCACGGCCAAAGTATCCATTGGCTTGCGCGTTCCCGGCATTGCCGATTGCATTGCCTGCACCAATTGCGAAATTAGTGCCTGCCGCCTGCGTCTGAGCCGCTGCGCCCATGCCCAGATTAGCCAATTGGAAGTTATTATTGACTGACTGCTGATAGGTTTGGTCAGCAAGGCCCAGAACCTGCCGGTCAGCCTCTGCGATCGCACTACCGCTCAGAAGCTCACCGCGCGCCGCTGCGCTGCCTTCTCGCATCCGCCGCGTCTCATCCTGCATAAACATGTAACCGGGCGTCTGACGCAGCGTCTGTGTCTGTGGGCCTTCTTGCGGCACAGGGTCAGCCGCCGCCATCTGGTCGGGCTGCTTTCCGGTCGGCATATACTGGCCGGGGCCTACTTGCGTCGTGGCAGGCACTGGCGCAGGAGCTGGTGCCGCTTGAGCTGGTGCCGCGCTCTGAAGCTGGCGTCCTTCTGCCGCGCCGTGTCGGTCATAGTGGAAGTTGCCGAACTCACCCATGCTGATGCGTCCGTCTCCGTCTCGATCATATTGAGTGCTGGCAATGTCTCGAATATCTTTCTGAGTGAGCCCGTTAAAGGCGTTCAAAAGATCCGAGTTTTGCTGCACATACCCTTGGAACTGATCAGACTCTTGCTGTGCAGCAGCTTGCGGGGATGTCGCGCCGTAACTCCCGCTGGCAAAGTTTGCAAAAGCGTTCTGTGGCTGTCCGCCCATTTGTAGCGGTTGCGCCTCGTTGCTCGGGACCGCTTGGGAAGGTCCGCCGCCGTGGCCTAGAAGGTTCATCAGGCCCGTATTGCCATACATGGCTTGGAGCCCGCCCTGATAATAGGGCTGTTGCAGCATACGCTGATCTTCGTAGATCTGGCGTTGCAGCTCTAGCTGCTGCTCAGCGGCGCGCGTTTGCGCGTCCGCTGCATCTTTCGCGGCGTTTGACTGCTGATTAGCGCCTAAAGCGCTTCCTAGTGCCTGAACTCCGGCAGCTGCTAAGATTTGCCAAGCCATGAGCAACCCTCCTTAAATTGATTAACTGATATTCCAGGCGTCCGTCAGGAGAGGGTCATTGATCGCCTTGACGCCGCTTTCGACGGCCTCGGAAATGCAGCGCTTATTGTCTTCAAACTTGGTCCGGCGCGTCCATGTGTCAGCCTCGATGCAAACGCGAGCGGCAGCAATTTCGAGCTCCGCAAGAACGGTTTTCGCATCAGCCGAGCTGTAAATATCAGAAACGCTGATACTGATCTGGACTTCTTCGCGATCTGGTGCGGCAATCGCGCAGCCGCTCGCAATCATGGCGGCAAGAGCCGCCGTGCTAAGTTTAATCATTCTATTCTCCTGTTATGGGAAGGCGTCCGAAATCTGGACAATCAAATCGAGCACCGCTTCAGCGCCCGAATTATCTTCTGCAATGCAGCGCCACGTTGCCTGTAAAACGTTTCCAGTTCCGGGCGTTGCTGTAAATGTTGGGTTGTTAACTGTGTCGCTTGATATCGTAATCGCAGTCGATCCGCCGACATAATACCACTTGTAAGTTACTGCGCCGTCATTGTTATTGACGGTCATGCTATAGGCTGACGTTGTTCCCGATGCGCCAGAGCCGGGCGCTTCTGCAACTGTAAGGAAGTCGCCCGAAAGGCTGAACTCTGCCCCGCCTAGCTCTGCCGTGCCGTAGTAAACCTTACCGTCTGTGCCTTTGGCAAAAACGCCATTAGTGCGGGTTTCAGAGTTTAGGGCGACGCTTTCGGGACCATACCACTCAAGCAGGTCACCAGACGCAGGGAATGGGCCTCCGAAGCGGTTTCTATACGTCCCGTCTTCTGTGTAGAAGCTGTTATACGTATCCTCGAAAACAGTGTTGTCTCCGAAGTAGATCTTGTCAGCAAGAAGCTCTGCGGTGGCGGTTGTGCCATCTGAGAGAAGCCGCAACGCAGAGATTCGGCCATTTGCATCAACCGTAACGCCATATGATGCAGTTAGATTGCCCTCAATATCTGCGATTGCTGTTGCGTTTATCGAGACGTTAGCTTCACCCTGAGAAATCGGCCTTAGATTGCATTCTCTCCAGTTAAACCCAGAAGCAGCGGCGATGCTTCCTAATGACGAGAAATGCCCCATCGCGTACAGATTGACGGATACAGTGCTTGCCGGGGCAGTAACCTCTTTCTCCCATCTGGATACACCGTCAGGCGCGCTGTTGGTTACCCCGCTTGTGGTTTCGTCTGTCGCAAAATGGATTGTATCTCGACTTATTTCCGACCCCCCGCTATCGAGCCACTGAACGAGAAGCCCAGCACCCGTGAGCGATGATCCGCCGAGCGTTCTGCGAACCTCGCCAACCGCTAAAAACTTATCACTAGGCGAAGCTGGAAAATTCTGTCTAACTCCCTGATTGGCCCCAGCCCCGGGCGTCACTGCGAAGGCGTAGCCGTCACCAATCCCCCGCGTGACCCATGTGCCCGTTCCATTAAGCCAATTCGTCCAGCCAGGGGGCGCAGCAGTGCCGCTAAATTCCTCCTGAAAGAAAGCGTTTTGGACCAGACTAGCCTCTGACCCGCCTACTCGCGCCCGCAATATCGTGTCAGCAGAGGCCCGAGCGGTGTTTGCATCCGTTACAGCCGTTGCGTTTGTCGTTATGTCGGCTTCTGCGGTCGTGACCCGTGTTGTCAGCCCGCTAATATCTGTCTCGTTCGAGCTAATCGAGGTTGTGTTCGCGCTTATGTTCGTCGAATTGGTCGCAATCGCGCCGGTATTGCTGGCAGTTGTGCTCTGCAGCGTTGTTATGCTCGCTTCGGATGAAGTAACCCGCGTGTCTATTCCGTCGATTTCTGTCTGCTGCGTAGCGTCTGCGGCCTGATATGCTGCCGTGAGCGTGGTTGAGAGTGTCGCCCGTGCGCTCTCCGCATCCGATGCAACCACCGCGTCAGCCGAGATATAAGCGCTCGTTACAGCCCCGTCTGCTGCCGTGTAATCCGTTTGAAGCTGAACAATGTTCTCAGCGTTCCGATTTACGCCACTCAGGATCTCGCCAATATGACGGCCTCTCGCCTCGTTCCAATTGCGATAAGCCTGCGTCATCTCCCCCGAGCGACCCACAAGAGGCCCGCGAGGTAATGGCTCGTTATTTATGCGCGGGACTAGAGGATCACTTAAGGCCACTAGCTGCGCTCCCCGAACACGACGCCCGTAATGTCAAACTTTACCGGCTCGTCTGTATCAAATCTAAGCACCGTCTGCGGCCGTTTGCCCCGTCCATTGCGCTCCCACTTGGTCCGCTCGTCATAAGCGCCCTGCGCGCCTATCTTGCGCGTCCTACGGGCTGACCATGTGTTGCCATTATCCTTGCTGATGCGAAGCCCTATAACCGGGTCTGAGCCATCGCCTGCCGCATTGCCTCGGCCCTTGGAGCCTTCGACGTGAATCGCACCCAGCGCTGGCCGCCCGCCATCATGCGGGATGTGCGCAGACCACTCGCGCGGTATGTCATTGCCAAGCGTTGAGGCGTCGGCTTGCTCATCTGTGGCATAAGCCCGGTCAATCTGAACAAAAGTGCTGCCCGTCCGCTTCGCTGCATAGTGAGCATCGCCCTCGGACTGAATGCGCACCCAATCCCATGTGTCAGAGGCGTTCGTTTTGCGCTTGTGCCATTCCTGCGTCGCAAGGTCATAGACCATGCAATCATTCGGCGTGTTCAGGCAGTAAAAGGCGTGATTTTCATCTTCGTATTTCGTGGCAATAATGTCGGCCGCATCAACACCCTTGAGCGCTCGCACAATCCAGGGCTTTGAGATAATGCTCGGCTCGGGACCAACCAACTGACAGACCGTGCGATCCTCTGCGACAAAGATAAGCGTTGATTGCAGCTCTTGTATGCCATCCCGGCACAAACACCCGCGCGCAACCACATTAGAGGCTCTGCTAAACGGGTCAGTAGCGCTCGCAGCGTCATTATACCAAAGTTCGATGGTCTCACCACCGAACAAATAGGCCAGCTCACCCATGACGCGCACAGCAACGAGATTATCCGGTTGGCTTTCGGCGCTGTAGAAGCTGAGCCCCGTGATATTGTCGATATCCAGCACTTCCGTCCAATGCCATTTGCCATCGGAGCTGGTCATGACAATGCGCTGACCAATCGTGTCGATGCTCGTAATCTCGGTAGGAAAGTCAGCATCCCCAGCAGCAGCAATGGAGGACCCGTCGGAAACATAAATTGTGCCACCCGATAAAATGGCCAACTCCGTTTGAGTGAACGCCACGTCAGCGCGGTCTGAACCACTTACCGTGCCCGTGATTGTTCCGAACGCACCACTGCTGGGAATCCATGTGCGAAGCGTCGTGCCGTCAAGGATCAAAACCTTGCCATCTGCAAAGGCGTCCGATTGCGCAAGCGCTCTGATATTACCTTGAATAACGTTACCTGTATCGCGGTCTATGCTTCCGGGCGCGGTCGCTAGCCGGACAGGCCGCGCTGCATCGCCGGAATTCTCTTCCGCGTACATGTTGATCAAAATGCGTTCGCTTTCGCCCGCTTCATCGCGTTCGAAATGGCCAGAGGCTAATTGTGCGCGGGGCATTAGCTGCTAGAGGGCCATAGCACTGAGCTGGGAAGCCGCTTGAGGGCTCGATCCACACTCGATACAAATGAGGGCTTGAATGCAGCCTCTATGCGCTGCTCTCCAATAAATGCGCGCCGCAGAGTAGACCCGCTAACCTGTGCCTCGAAATCACCTTGAAGCTCAACCGCCAATATTGCGCTAACGCCTTCAAAGTGCCGCTCAAGCAATGGGAAATTATCCGAGCTGCCATATGTCGTGCCTTCAACTAACGCTACTGGCGTCGTTAGCGTTTCATCAGCGTAAGGCGTCAAGCCGTCTGCAAAGAGCCCATCAATCCAATCATTGATAGCTCCTATGACAAGCGTTTGATCATCTGCAGCGGCTGTCTCTCCCGACTCGAGGACAAACAGCCGCTGTAATATGCGCGTCGAAAGCTGAGCAATGGTTTTAGCCACGCTTCGCAAGCTCCGCCTTAATCACTTCAATCGCATCCGCGTCTTTTTCAATCGCATCCGCCAATTCAGGGCTCAGTTGTTTTGCGAGCTTAATCCGCGTGCTGTGATGAGTTTCCGCCCAATCGTCAGGAATAGGCACCAAATCAGGTGCTTGCTCCTTGGGAGCGCCAGGATGAGGAATTGTCAGAGCGTCAGCATCTGCTTCAAGCTCGGCAATCCGGGCGTTAGCGCTTTCAAGCTGATGCTTGAGAGTGACAATCTCAGCTTCAAGCGCTGCAATTTCGCCCGTATCCTTGCCGGTCTCGACAAAATCAATTGCCTCGTCAGCTTCCGGCTCATCAGAAGGCTCAACAGCCTCCGTTGGGACGGGCCTTGCGGCCCATCCCTCTGGAAGGTCTGCGCCTTCAGAAAGCTCAAAAATTCGAGCATCCTCTGTAGGGTGATAACCCCACTTCCGAATTGTTTTCTTTTCTTCAGACATGATGCTTCCTTATCCAACCAGGCGAACAGCGAGGTCAGGGTAAATGGCTTTCCAGCCATACAGCACGTCGATACGAATAATGTCGTCATCGTCATCAATGCTGTATTGCTTGACCACGCGAGCCGAGAGGCCCTTGTAAGTCTCGCGCGCCTTGAACTCAACGCCGTCTGGAAGCTCCAGAGGGCAAGTGACGAGCGCAAAGGCGTTTTTGTGGAAAGCAAGGTTTTGCGGATAAGCCGTGCCACCAGTGCCGGTTTTAACCACAATGGCCGCACCATCAGCAGGCTCGGCGTTAACCGTCTGGTATGGGCCAGACGTAATGATTGCCGGACTAATGGTCAAAGTGGCCGGACCAGTCGAAGCGCCAGAGTCAGCATCAGCAAGAATAGTGAACTCTTGCAGATAAGGCATCTGAAGCTTGCCGGTCGTGCCTTCACCCGGGACAGGGTTCATCGCATAGACGCCTGCAATCGTGATAACGTCGCCAGCCTTCAGAATGCCGGTTGTGCTATTAGTCCAACCGTCAGTAACCAAAGATTGGCTGTTAGTTGACTTAGACGCCGCGTAGGTTGTTCCCTGGCTGCCCCCATTAATGAGCGGGGTTCCGGTCGCAACGCCAACAGTGTGATTTGTGACGTTCTGAGAGCGGAATGTGTCTAGACCAGCAATTTCACCGATTGATCCCTTACGGTATGCCTGAGTGTTCACACCGTTCATATACAGAGCTTGCGCCGTGCCTGCGATGGCATAGCCAGCCGCCGGATTGGTCACAAGTTTGCGCATGTCGGTAGACACAGCCATCTCATCCATGCGTTGAGCAGCAGCAGCAACCTTTGCAAAGTCGTCAGGGGTCGTGCCGGGCGTGCCGACATGGTTCCAGACATTCGAGTAAAGCGCATGGCCATTACGATCAATCGTGTTAGCGAGGGCAATCATTGCGGGCTTGATGTACCGCTCCGAATAGTCCTCAACAGTCAGCGTCAAATCCTTGGAAGAGAACTTCCAGGAAACGTGCTTCTGCTTGTCAACAGTGATTGACGTGTTGGCTTCTTCAACGTCTTGATTGACGCGGGTTTTGCCGTCAGCCGCATAGAATTTTACAGGCTTGCGGATTGAAACAGTATCGCCAACCTTGACGAACTCTTTCTTATATTCACGGTGAACATTGTTAGCCATCGTGAGGTTGTTTTCGAGCTGCACAAGGGCTTCCTGGGCAATGACGCTCGGAGTAATAAGGCTGTTAGCCATTGGTCTAATCCTTAGATCAAAATCAGTTGGACCGAATTAGCGTTGCGCTTCCATTTGCTTATGGCGATGCGCTGCATATTCGGCCATGCTCATCTCCGTGATAGGCTTTGACTGACTGGCGCTTGATCCACCCCGAACCGGCTTAACTGGTGCTGGCGCTTTCGACTGCGCTGGTGCCTGCTTGGCCTTTACCTTCGATTCAAGCTCAAAAATCGCTCGTGCCTGCGCTATTGGCGGCATCTCTGCAATCTTCTTCACCTGATTAGGGTTCTGAGCCATGTAATAAGCCGTATCGGCTCCCATGTCAGAATCCATCAAGGTTTCAACCATGATCGCCGTAAACGGCAAATCACTCTTGATAACCTTCTCGGCAAAGTCCGGGTATTTCTCTGTGCCTTCGTTTGAAAAGTCTGACACCGCATCATTGAACGACGCTGTGCCCTGATCTTCCGCGCTGCCATAATCGGCATCAATACGCTCATATTCCGTTTGCAGATCCTGCTTGCGCACCTTGTAGGCCGCGAGGTCAGAATGATATTCAGCATCGGATGTGTATTTCGTCGGATCAGGTCTAACCAGGCCCTTTTCGCGAGTCTTCAGACGTTCATTTTCCGTCTTTAAGCGCGCAATTTCGGCCTGTGACTTCTCTTCCCGCTCGCGCCGCAACCTGCGCCGCCTTTGGGTCTTTGTCTCAGTCTCTTTCTCGGAGTCTTCGCTTTCCACTTTCGCCGGCTCAATAGCGGCGTCTGCTTCCTGCTGTTCTGGCTGTTCGAGACCATCATTGGTCTCTGTAGACGGCTCGCTTGCGCTCACGTCTGAGAGGTCTTCCAGTGCAACCTCTATCGCTTCTTGATCAGGCAATGGCTTTCGCCTCCTCCTTCACTGGGTTTAGCCCTGTATGGGCATGGGAGCTGGTTGCATGGGCGTCATGGCCTGCTGTAAATGAGCGGCCACAAGCTGCTGCACCAACTGCTCTACTTGCCCAGATTGCAGCATCATCTCGAACTGCATCTGTGCTGCCTCCATCCCAGATTTCCGAGCATCGGCCATCGTCTTCGCGGCCTTCGCTTCGGTTTCTGTTATTTCGGCATTCTGTGCGCGCTGGGCAACTTGCTGCTGCTCCTGCGCGGCTTGAGCGGCTTGCTGCCGCTCCTGTTGTTCTTCCGGGTCATCCGTTTCCGGCTGAAGATTAGGCGGCAACTGCTTCTTGAAGCGCTCCGCAAACTCGTCAGCGCCCGGCCAATCCATGTTTTTAGCCACCAGATCCATGACAATCGTAGCGGCTTGCGGACTGGTCTGGATAAACTGCAACATACTCTCTGCCGCTTCCTGCCGCCGCGTCGTGTAAGACGGCCCAGAGCGGACATGCACAGCATATTCACCGCGCGTTAGGTCGTTCTCAACCATCGGCTCGCCCGTCTGCGGGTCAACGCTCGGTTTATTGATCTCGGCAAAGTCCTCTTCGCCATCTTCGCCTAGAATCCGCTGTTGGCGCGGCGTGTCGTAAATGATTGGTATAAGATCAACCAGGATCTTGCCCGTATGCTCAACGGAAGCGTCAAGGTTGTCCCGAAACTCGAAGGTAGACACGTCGCCTTGACGGTCACGCGCCTGGATTGCCTTGCCGCTCGTCTCATTGCCCTGCGCACCCAGCGAAGCAGAGTAAATGCCTGTGGTGGCCTTCATGCCGTCCGTGGCGCGCATAACCTGCTCAGTGAACGCGCTAGAGCTTGCAGGTGGCTGCTCACGCTGTGGGCGCGCTGTGGGCGCATCCTTGTCTACATCATAGATCAGGACGCTATGATTTGCCGTGTTCGCAGTCTTCCAAATATCAGCGTATTTATTGACCTGTTTGGCAGTCGCGACATACGGCGCTTTAGGCTGCAAAGCCAGGTGCTCAGTTTGCGTGCTCAGCCAGTAATTATAAAGCGTCTGCGTATCCTTGGCGAAGCGAATGACACTATGGCGAACACGATGCTGGCCAACATTGAACTCCTCGCCGACAACCGCAACAATCGGAATATGACGGGTCGGCCATTCCTGTGCCTTCTCAAGCACTTCAAAGCCGTTTGTCTTGATCACCTCAACCTTGATACGGTCGCTCTCACGCTCCGCAACAATAAGCCCATGCATCTCTTTGGGCAGGTCATCCTTGAAGCCCGTGCTTCCATCCATGAGCTGACAGACGGTCGCTGGCTCATGCACTTTGCGCCAATACTCAGCAACTCGAACGGTCTTGCGGGTCGGATTAAGCCAGCCTTGTGACCAGGATTCGTTATCGTTGCCGTCAAAGCTAATCGGCTGGGCTTTTGGCCACTCGCGCGCAAAATCATCTTCGCTGTATTCATCGAGTACAAAGCACCACTTTGCATCCTCGCGCGTGCTTGTGATCGAGACAGGGTCCCAAACCACCGCAAACGGGTTCACAATTGGCTCAATCAGGATTTCCTGCTCAAAGCTCGTTGGCGACGTGTAATCCGTCAGAATGCGCCAGTGACCAATCCCGCACCGCGCCGCGCTCGCACCAGCCGTCACATATGGCCGCTTCGTCGCGCTCTTGGATTCGATATTGCGAACCATGCCCGTCAAGATGTCTGCAACGGCCTTGTTAGCGCCGCCAGAGCCCGCAATGACTTTTACTGCAGGCGGGTTAGCTCGCATGTCGTTTGACACCTGACGGACAAACTGGGGCAAATGGTTCTCGGTAATGCAGGGTCTTTCGTCGCCCTCGCGATCAAGCCGCACGTCTTCCGGCCACTGATCGCCCGCAACCATGCGCAAATCGCTTTCCATCTCTTCACGGTTGCGAAGGTCAGCACTGTAACCCTCGTCATAGCGCTCACGGATTTCCTTAAGCAGGTCAGCGTTACTCATGCCGCAAGAAAGCCCTTGCGACGGCCCGAACGCCCATAAAGTCTATTCATAATGCCCTCGCTATCGGGTACTTCGATCATGTCAGGAAAAAGCTCAGTCAGAAGCCAGACAGCGGCATCAAGCCGGTCCGGTGAATCTTCGCCTTCATATCCTGCTGTTGTCGTCATGGTCATTTGCGTTTCAAGCTGCGCAAAGTTGCCCACATGGTGAACGCGGCCTTGCTCATACAAAGCTGCAATAGGCTCGGCGCGGACATGCTTGCCGCGTGTTGCTCGAACCTCGATTATATTTAGATCTTCCCGCACTGATCGAAGCGTCTGGGCCACCATGTCGCCGCCCTGGTTAACCTCGATCACAATTCCATCAGCGCCGTATTTGTCATGCAATGTGATTGCGCGGCGAGCCCAGGTCAAAGGCGTTCCTTTGATTGAGGCGTCTTCCAGAATGAAGCCCTCGTCACCAAGCAAGCCGCCCACAACAATACCGTGTTCGTCGCTTTCTTCTGTGTTCGTAACCGCAGGATCTACAGCTACCAGAATGCGGGCAAGCTCGGGCGCTTCCGCTATCCTGTAGGTGTCGATATCCTGCAAACGCCACAAAGCGCCGGGCATATCCCCAAGCACTTCACCGTTCAGCTCCTGGCGACCAAGCCGAGTGCCTTCGTATTTCTTGACAATCTTATCCAGAAACTTGCCAGCCAGATTAGACTTATTGTCCATCGTGTTGCCGCGAGTCACTGAAACCTTGCCTTCAAGGCCCGCCAATATGTCCTTAATCACCTGAATCGGCCGGGGCGTTGTCGTTACTATCTGGCGCGGATTCTCGCCAAGGCGCAGACCAAACTGCAATTGATCCCATGTTTCGCGGGCATACTTCCACTTTGCCAGCTCGTCAGACCATGCGAGGTCATGTTGCGGCCCGCGAAGCTGATCAGGCTCGGTAGCATTGTAGAGCGTGGCAATTGCACCATTCTTCCATGTTATGCGGCGCTTGGACGGCTCATAGAGCGGGCGATCCTTCTCAGGGTAAACTGAGAGAATACCGCTATCACCCTCAACCAGAACGTCTCTGCCATCTGCGGCCGTCTCAGCAATCAGGGCAATTCGCTTGGCGTTGCCGTTCTCTACTTCCTCTTTAACCCACTCAGCGCCTGTTCTGGTCTTGCCAAAGCCACGGCCAGCAAGGAGCATCCAGATATCCCAATCGCCGCCTGGTGCGATTTGATTGGGCCGAGCATGAAACCCGCGCCAATCGAATAAAAGGTTAGCAGCCTCGTCCTCGCTCAGACTATCAATGAATGTGTTCCGCTCTGCTTCAGGCAGGGCTGCTAACTGTTCAGCCGGACTTTGCACTTAAAAACGCCTTTAGCGCTTCGCTCGGCTTTGTTTCTAGCTCGATAGGTGCGCCATCTTTACCGGTGTGCTCGTTGTGAACCTTGTCTTTCTGGCCGAGCATTTGCTTACCCATCCAGACAAGCATGGTCGGGTTCTTGTTCTCTACAGCGGCCTTCCATTGAGCGCGGCGCAAGCTGGCTAGCCCTTCGTGGCTGTACTTTTTATAGAAGTCCGAAAACCCCGCATATTCTAGCTCTTTAAGGCG